TTTAATTGGAAGGATTTTGTTGCACATCTTCCTTTTGATTGGGATGTAGTTCAACTTGCTATTATATGCACAGGAGATTTACATGTGCATCTACACAAAAGATTTGTAAATGATTTTTCTACTGCATGCTATATGATTACAAGATATCATGCAGAGAAACTTGTTCGATATCATTGTCGTGGAGAGAAGTATAAGTTAGACATGGGTGTGAAGCCACGTCCAGTGGCAGATGATCTAATCTATAACTGTGGTAACACGTTTGCGATTCCATTATTCATGTATAAAATTCAATTAGGTTCTAGTATTCATCCAGAACACATTGGTGTATTTCATAAACAAAACCATGAAGCACTTTGGAATTTTTGGGAGACACAAGGATCTCAACACGTTCTTGGAACACTAATGGACTACAATCCATATCTTGGTAGGGTAACAGAGAATAGTGCTGCACAAGAAAAGGCACCCCAGTGATGGTGTTGACAGGAAAATATTGTAATGTTAAGATATATGCACAACTGTCACATGTGCCAGTTGACTAAATAATCAAAGCGAAGGACGCTTTGCGAACAGAAATTCCGAATGGCTCAATTACTCCCGCTAGGTCTCTACAGTTCAACCTAACGAGAACACGTCGAGTTCTCTATCATCTGCTGGTATAAACTCAGCAAGTAAATACTAAAAAAAATGTTTAAAACTTCAATTGCAGCTCTTGCTGCTGCCCCTCTACTCGCCTCTGGTGCTGCATTTGCAGGCCCTTACGTTAACTTAGAAGCGACTGGTTCTTATCCTGATGGAACATATACATCTGGTGGTCTAGAAGCAGTTGTTGGTTACGAAGGAGAAACACCCGGAGGAATTGGTTGGTACGTATCAGGTGGCCCAACAGTAACTCACACAGAATCATCTGACGAGTTCGGTGATGTTGAGTTCATTGGATACCTTGGTGGATCTTACGATAAGTTCTACGGAGAAATCTCTGGTGTAACAACTGCTAACGATGACATTGACTTCTCTGCTAAAGCAGGTGTTAAGTTCACTTTCTAAGTTATCAAATTAGAATATAATACAAAGACTCCTTTACAGGGGTCTTTTTTTATGCTAACATTTCAGCATGAGCGAAGTTGAATTTAAAAAACATAGAGTCTTTAGAGAGACTGAGGATGTTATCTTCTATGATATATCTGTAGAAGAATCAAATGCATCTGATTTAGTGGTGCATACTGGCACTGCTATATCTCCACCAGATGATGCTGTTGGTGCAAAACAATTTTATATGCACGAGTTTCAAGATGATTATAATAGAGTCGTACAAGGAGAGAGAACTTTTGAACTTGTAAACTTTACATGGAAGTATCCTTATCATATCGTGCATCTTAATCGTGCAAGTGGTGCTTTAGTCATACCTAAGAAAACTTATCATAGATCTGTATCAGGAGAAAGTGGTTCGATTGTAATTAATCAAGCAAAAAGATATAAAGGATTTAATGCATCAGAGGAGTTCATACCTGTATCGTGTGCAGAAAATCATATGCTATACAAGATATTAATGAAAGAGAAGCCAGTTGTTCATACACTAGGTGAATGATTAATAAAGTAATATTAGTCCTTATATTGACATTTATTTTTATTGAAGGACTTCACGTTCGGTATCATCAGAAACAAAATTGTAACGGTACTGTTACAACTAACACATAAAAACAGGTATTTTTACCTGTTTTTTTTATGTTTTGATATCCTAATGTAAAGTTTCTTGACAAAACTTTATATTTACTATATAATTATGTTACAGTTCTTTACAAAGCACAATGACAGTTACTACTGAATCAGGTGGAAGACAAAACATTTACTCCACTGAACCTCGTCCATATATTGATGAGTCAGTCTCATACGAAGGTTATCCACAAAATGCAGAAAAGGTTAATGGTCGTTGGGCTATGATCGGTTTCGTTGCACTACTCGGTGCATATGCAACAACAGGACAAATCATTCCGGGTGTATTCTAATGAATTACTGGAAAGAAGCAGAGCAAATAAATGGTCGTCTTGCGATGGCAGGTTTCTTTGCACTCGTAGTTAACTACGGACTTACAGGTTGGATAATACCAGGCCTATTTTAAAATGAAATTCAAATCACAATTCACAATTCAAAAAGAGGAAAAACTCATGACTCCAGAAGCAGAAAGATTTAATGGCTGGGCAGCAATGCTTGGTTTCGTTGCAGCAGTAGGTGCGTACGCAACAACAGGACAAGTTATCCCCGGTATTTTCTAAATGAAAAAAGAAATTGAAAAGGAAAAACTTGTTGCTGAGAAACTTAACGGTAGATTAGCAATGCTTGGCATCATCGCAGGATTAGGTGCTTACTTAACAACAGGTCAAATCATTCCCGGTTTCGTATAATGAATAGACATCCAGTGCCATTAAAAGTTGTGCCATACATCTTCGCGATGGCATTGGCATCTAGCACTTTTACAAGTGTTTTTGCTTAAAACTTTACAAAACTAAATAATTATTCGTATATTTGTTACGAAACGTAAACAAACAAAATGATTGAACTTCAACTAGCAACAGACTCTTACCCAATATGGAAAGCCATTCTATGGTGCTTCTACCCAGTAAGTGCTCTTGTTGCTTTTGAATTATTCATGCGTTCATTAAATGACGATGACGATGATGATGAGGGTGGCGGTGTTATGACTCCAGTTTATCAAGGAGCATAATGGATTTCGATCATCCTTATTGGAAGTATGCAGAACTCATCAATGGACGTTTAGCAATGATTGGTGTACTAATTCTTTTAATCAAATGCCTCAATTAACTTTTTTATTTGTTATAGTTGGTTACGTTGCTCTTGACGCAGGGCAATATTTTTATTCTTAAAATTTAATAGCTGAGGAGCACAAGCATAAATGACTCAATTAGAAATTATTATTAATTCATTTCCACCGGGTTCTAGGGACTTGTTGGAATTCTGTTTCTTTGTTACCATAGGTGTAACAGCAGGCTCTTTAGGTTTATTATCATAAAACAAATGGACGATTACTCAGAAGATCAATTGAATCTTCGTCAACAAGCATTATTAGTTCTCTTCAAACACTTTGGTAAGGGAGATTATTCCAACACATCAATCTATGAATGTGCTGATGATTGGGTCAAAAGACAATATACTACATCAGGACTTGTCAAATACTATGAAGCATACTATACTACGAATGTTAAATAGTATTTAAAGCAATGCAAAAAATAGTAAATGGAATCGCTATTGCAAGTGGTGTTATCTCTCTCACCGTTGTTGGTACTGTTGGGTATGTATTCATACGCAAGGATGCGATTATCGAAAACATCAAAAGCAAAGTAATGGAGTCAGTTCTTCCATCTATAGGTGGTGGTATCACTGATGCTATTCCTGACTTTACAGGCCCTGCTGCACCATTGAATCCACAAGCAGCACCTTCAACTGGAGATTTTAACTTACCAACTACTCCTGCCTCATAAGTTTTTAATTCAACACATAAGGGTGCTATATAGAAGTAGTCACATCTTATAATAATGGCAGAAGAAGTAAAAAAAGAGCAAGTCAAAAAGAAAGGCCCTCTTGATAAATTGAAAGAATTTTCTCATGACAAAGAAGAGCAGATGGAAATCTTCTCAACTTTTGTGAGACTTGGAATTTTGATTTGGTCTGGAGGGATTTTAACTTTGAACTACGTTGCTATTCCAAACTTCCCACAGAAAAATATTGATCCGACATTTATCGCTTCAGTGTTCACAGGAGTCTTGGCTAGCTTCGGCATCCAAACAGCAAAGAATAAAAATGCTGCTGCTAATGGTGGCGGTGCAAACATATCTAAAAAGGATATGGAAATGTTAATCGCTAAAGCATCTGAAACCGCACCCGCACAAATAGTTCGTATTGAATCAGCACCAATTAAAATAACACCTGACGCAAAATGAATAACATAAAGTGGATATCCATCGGAGTGGTTGGTAGTTTATTTGCAGTATCCCATCTGGGAATGATAGGATATATTGCTAGTAGAAAAACTGAAAGTCAGTTACCTAAGATAGACATTCCTGTAGGTGACTATACATCATACGCTATATCAGCAACTAAGGATGGGTATAAGTTAAGTTATACTGCAAATGATCCGAAGACAGCATTCATTACTAAGGACATCAAAGAGAAAGGTGGTTTCTTAGGACTAGCGAATGAAACAACTGTAATTACTGAAGAGTACTTCATGGATGGTTCAATCAATCAGGGTGGCCCTGTATCTAATCATAGGTCTTGGTTAGACGGAACACCAGGCTTAACTCAACAGGAGGCAGCAGATATAACTGCTGCACGAAAAAGTGAAGCATGCATCAAAGCAATTGGATCAGCAGAAGGAACAGGCAGACTCGTGGGTACCAGTGTTGGTGCTAGTGCTGCTCCTGCTCTCTCTGGTATTCCCTTTGTTGGTTGGGTTGCAGCTGGTTGGGTAGCAATGTTTGGTGGTAATCAAGGTGCAGAGATAGGTGGTAACATGGCAGAGGATTTGAATAAGGACTGCTAATGAAGTATCACTTATATGATAACCATGAACGTCACCAAGGGACGTTTGAATCAGTTGATAAATTAAGAAACTTTCTGTGTGACAGGAAGTACAATAACAACTGTGACTTTGACATATCATGTACGTTCGACTATATTAGATCTATTAATTGGTATTTTGATATAGAAGAATGAAAGACAAAGAACAACCACGCGAGTATGCTAAAGACCGAATGGAATACTTTAAAGAGTTCCATAGAGTTATTGCTCCAGTGGTTGTTCTTCAAATTGATGAAGAGGAAGAATGCGAGAAGAACTAACACCTACTAATGTAAACCTTGCATTAGATGAGTTGAGACCATACATCGAATCAGATGGTGGTTACTTAGAATTTGTAGAGATAGATCAAACAGACAATGGCCCTATAGTAAAAGTTAGATTACATGGTGCCTGTTCTACTTGTGCAATGAGCACACAGACAATGAAGATGGGTATAGAAAGACATATACAAATGATTTTCCCAGAAGTTTATGAGGTTGTGCAGGTTCTCTGACATTTCATAAAAATATTCATACGTTACAATAAATACAATTGTACTGTGGAGTTGAAAGATCATGTCCCACTATACCGTAGGCTATCATGACCTACAAAACCAACATCATGAAATATGTGAGTATGCAGATGATGCATACACCGCCATAAGGCAAGCAAGGGAAGACCTGCCAGAATTAATTGGTCACCCACATGCTGCAGAGTATTGTATTAAAGAAGATTAATATGAACGGAAGATTAGACAAGGTTGCAATGACTAATAAACTCATGCAACTTAAAAGAGAACTACACTACAAGTGTGAGATAGGAGAGATGGGAGAGTGGGAATGTGCGGGTGCCAACAAATATCTGAACAAAAGTCTTGATATCCTAGATGAGTATTGGCAATGAGTAATTTTACCTATATAATATGTACTTTGAAAGAGTTCAATGAAAGACTTACCAGTTAGATCAACTACTATCTTATTCGGGATAGTTTGTATGGCACTTTTTACATCTATTAATTACGCTTGGGTATGAAACAATTTAACACATGGGTCTTAGATACAACCATCTATATCTTAGACTTTCTTTATAGGGGCAGAGACTTTCAGAGGTTCTGGGTTCTTGAAGTTATCGCAAGAGCACCTTACTTTTCATTTATTAGTGTATTACATTTTCGAGAGTCACTTGGATTACGTGGTGCAGATCACATATACTTGATGAAAGAACATTTTTATCAGGCTTTAAATGAAACAGAACA